ATCTTCTATTGTTCTCATAGTTTAAAATTTACCATCACCATAATCTCCCCCTTTCTGATGTCTGTGTGATGTAGTGTTATTGTTATTAGTTTTATTTTGTCTTTTCTCCCAAGTCCTTACACAAGCCTTCCAATCTTTCATTTTGTTTTTACCTATCAACCAATTTTTACTCTCATAGAAATCAAAAAAAGTTTCTGCATCAATACCATTATTCCTCCATAAGCAATATTCTTTAATATCATTAACAGTTGGTTTTTTAAAAGAAGTCCCTTTATTATTAATATGTTTATCTTTAGATAAACTAATATTATCTTTAAAGTTTTCTTTAATACCCCCCTTTAAGTTTTCTTTAATACCCCCTTTAAGAATTCTTATATACCTCTTATCAATTTCTTTAGTACCTCCTTTGTAAGTATAATAAGTTGATATATAACTATTTGCAACTAATTCGCTTACCCATTTAGAAATAGTAACAGTACTCTTACCATAAAGGTTAGAGAAGTATTTATTTGTGGCAAAGCACTCACCATTGATATTAAGTAGTGCAGTTATTTCAGCATATAATAATTTAGCATTTGCAGTTAGATTTTTATCATATCTAACCTCAGCACTTATTATAGCATAGTAGTTTGGTTGTTGTTTCATTGTTTTTAGTTTTAGTTATTTTTTGGTATTTCTAGTTCATAGCACTCTGTATAGGTGGACATGACTACAGTCCACTCACTTACCTGTTTGTGAGTAAACCAACAAAATCTTGCGTATAAGGCGTTCAATGGCTGTACGAACAAATAGTGCGTAACTTTCTTTTTAGGGTTGTTATGGGCTTTAAAATTAACTCTAAGAGCATTTCCTTCACTCTTTACTCCTTTAACATCAATATAATTCATTTCACCAATACCTTGCATAATTAAATCAGCCTCAACAACTGGTCTTTCCTCAAGTAGTGGTGCTGCCTTATATTTAATGCCATTGTTATTCTCCATCAGATGTCTTGCAATAAGTTCTGCAAATATTCCTAATTGAGATATAGAGTGTTCTTGCTTACCTCTATATTTTTCTGTGTTTTTATTATAAACATCAGCAGATAACATACTCCTTACCTTAGCAAGTTCATCAGATAGTTTGATGAAAGTGCTAGGATAAGTTGTTTTTTTCCATTTAATCATTAGAATGGTAAGTCATCATCTCCAGTTGTTGATTTAACTTTCTTAGGTGATGTTTTTTTATCAGTTGGTGGCTCGTAAGTATTTACATAAGCGTAATGAGTTGCACCTTTTTCAGATGGTTCTCTCCTTTCTGAAATCACCATAGAAACCCAACCATTCTTTGAGTTTGCCTGTAGTTCATCCATCTTGAAATTAGCAACCATCATTGTACCATACTTCGTATCAATATTTTTGATACTACTTGGTAAGTAAACCTTCTCTTTTTTGTCTGTCATTTTTTGATTTTTTAATTATATATAATTTAGTTAATGATTCATTGATTTGTTCTAATTGAGTTTCTAATCCTAATATTTCTTCATCCACCTCAACTTCAATAACCCTATCTTCTACTCTTTTAAAAGCATCAGAATCTTCTGGATAGTTATTGTAAAAGAACTCAAACTTTCTTGTATGGTGTATAATAGAGGCATGATGTAGGTTTGTTACTCTGCCTATCTCACTAAGAGTTAATCCAAACATCTCTCTTAATATATAGATATACATCCTTTTAGCAAATATAATGTTTTTTCTTCTACTACCCAAAAACATTTCCTCTTGTTTAATGTTATAAATATCTGCTAATTCTTTTGTAATTACATTGTGGTAGTAATCACTAAATTTTAATCTTCTTCTTCTCATTTTGTTATAATTTTAATTTAAGTCGTACACTATTGTATCAACTATGTCTTGTGTTTTTAATCCAATAAAGTCTGCTAATGTCTTAGCGTGAATAAATCTAAGTGATGGTGGATTCTCTATAAACTTTCTACTTGTAGCATAATTAACTCCAAGTATCTTACAGAGTTTTAAATTAGATATACCATATATTCTTAGTAAAGCCTCAAACTCATTTCTGGATTCTCTGATTTGTACTAATGAATATTTATTTGTCATCTCTCTTTAGGTATTTTTCAATCTTAGACTTCTCAACTTTAAATTTAGTTTTACCAACATGATAAAAATCTATAAGTTGAATTTCATCTAACATCTTCATCATATCATCTTCAACAATCTCACCTAAAATGTTTTTCTTGTTCCATATAATATAAGTGTAGGCTTTTAAAAAGTGATTATAAATCTCTATGTCCAAATACTCCATCTTTGCACATTTTTTCCCATTGTTTTCTTGTGTCTTTTTCATATCTGTTTTCATATATTTTAGTTATTATTTCTTCTGCTTCTAGTTCTGTTAAATCATTTATTCTTCCTAGAATATCAGATTTCATTCTTTCTGTAAAAGATGTTAGGTCAATATTACCCTCAATGATAAGCCATTGGGTATGTGTAATACCACTAGGCTCACCATCAAGAATATTATCTATCCAATCATCATTCATTAATCTACAATCTCATCCTGACCAAACACTCCTTGCTCATAGAAACCTGCAATCTTTAAAACAACTCTACTCATTGCTCTCTTTTCTGCCATAGCAACAGGGAACTTCTTACCACCTCCCATTAAGTTATTGTCAGATGCTTCTCCAAAACTCATAGCGTTCTTAACCTCATTACCAACCTTCATTGATGCTGCTGCTCTTAATACACATATTCCTTTTTCTACATCCATAGTGATGACTTCGTAGGCAACTGTAATATTATTTCTTGACACAATCTTGTCTATTCCAGTTCTTGTGATAACGACAAACCCTCTCTTGTCTTTGTAAATATCTTCTTCTACTAAACCATTCTCTTTGTAAAGCCTTCTTAAAGCCTCTTTTCTTGTTTCTACAATTGGCTCAGGTTTTTTTCTTAGTTTTTCTTGCATTGTTTTTTTTGACATTTTTTTATTATTTAATTGATTAATACTCGGTTCTAATTGTTCTTGTTGTTGCATTTTCATTTGCATAAATTCATCTTTCATTCTTCCCATAATTTTATAGTTTTAGTTAGTTATTTTGTCTTGTTGGACAATGTAGATAATCATAAGTATTATGATTGTAGGTACTGCGATTAGTGTTTCCATTTAGTTTATTGTTTCAGTTATTAATTGAGGCAAAGATATAAAATTGGAATTACCCACCAAAAGATTTTTAACAATTTTTAGATAAATGTTTACCTACTAGAGTGAAAATATTATATTGAGAAGAATAAAACTATGATAATTAATAGAATATAGAACAAAAATAGTTTAGTTGAGTCTTTTATTTTCATTATAAAATATTAAAAGTAATGCACTAAACGAGCCACTTGACCACTTGTTTTTTCGTGCAAAAATCCTTCAACTGCTTTAGGAACTCCAACATATCCTTTTCTTGAGTGCCAACTATCAGTTCCTGATGGACTACGCATATACTCTACAGTAACCCCTATAAAGTCTTTAGCATCTAGCCACTTATGTTTAACTTTGTGATGTAAATGATGTAGATACCAATATCTATATTGAGTTTCACTCCACATTACTGGTTTCTCCTGAGCCATCATTAAAGGTAAGTTTGCCATCTTAGCACCATCTCCATGCTCTAATCCAATTAAGTTCTTACCATACTTATAATATTTTCTATGTGCTACACTAATATCAAAAGTAATATCTCTATCGTTTCTAAACCAACTCTTTAATGCGTGTGCCAAATGAAATCCACTTTGGTAATCGTGATTAGACATTGAATGAACAACATCTACAGGTGCTACCTCTCTTAATATTTCTATACACTTAACATATAATGCTAATGCAACCTCAAAATGTTCCCACCACTTACCATCTACATCTTGACCTGTACCTGCTGTAGTTTGATTATATACATTATCAATATGTAGAACATCATTACCTATGCAAAATAATATCCTTTCTACCTCAAAGCCATCTGCCTTATATATAAGTCCTTCTAAGCCCTCTAAAACACGCATACAGGCAGTTTCAACATCATACCCATCACCAGTTTCAACTCCATTAGCATATTTACCTATATGT